GTAAAATCTCCTTCATAATCATCTTGCATCGTAATATTTTCTAAAACGACGGGAATATCTCTTTTTTCTTTAATTGCTTCAACCAATTCTACAGTCAAATTATATGCTGGTTGGAAATATGGAAGAATTTGTTCTACAATTTGAAGAGCATCATCATTCAATTTTGACATGATTGATAACTCAAATTGCATATTGTATGGAACTGGCATGTAGGACTTTTTTGTTTGAGTTCCATCACTAGAATCTTTAACAGTAAAAGTCTGAGTAGTTGTTACCTTTCTGGATGGATCATAAGTTAGTCCAATAAATTCAAACGACATCCTTGGCAAAGTAATTGCAAAGGGTTTATTCAAGTCTGGAGACTGTTCCAGTCTTGCTAAGAATTTTTGAGTTGGACCATATGCCAAAGGAACTTTTACAACGCTTACAACATTATCAGAAGAATCTGTTTTTTTGATAGAAATGTCATTAAAAAGAGTACCAAAAGATATAATGGTTCTTCTCAAAATTTCGTTGTAAAAATACTCAAACATTTTTAATCCTAAAATATGTTACTTGTAAGGTATTTCTATTTAGGGAATACCGAATGGGTTTTGTTCTGTAAAATCTAAGATGGCATCTGCTTCAGTTTCAATATTGAAGTTATCTGCAAATCCGTCGTCCGTTGGATTTGTATCAACATTTAAGAGTGTATGAGAAGCACCTGAAGTTGAACCAACTATACTTTCTCCAACGGCAAATGTTCCGGCAATAGTAGATACTTCAAGAACATTTGTAATTGAATTCCAGGTTCTTACTTTTGCTGTTGTTCCGCTAGATGAACCAGTGACAGTTTCATTGAATACAAAATCTCCGGTTGATCCAAAATTAGGATCTGAAATTGTTACTAATGGAGATTCTGTATATCCTAAACCTGAGTTTGTAATATTGATTGCTGTGATAGTTCCAGCAGAATTGATAACTGCTGTAGCAGCGGCAGAAACAGATGAAATACCTGTAAACGTAATGGTTGGTGATGTAGTGTAACCAGATCCACCAGAAGTAACTGTAATAATTCCGACCACTCCGTCTCCAATGGACGCAGTAGCAGCTGCTCCACTACCACCTCCTCCACCGGTAAATGTTATTAGTGGTGCTGTTGTATACCCAGAACCAGCATTTACAATATCTACATGTTGGACTGATTGTAATTTTGGATTGACGTTTAAATTGCAGAATTGAATTCCACCAATCATTCTTGCAGTTGCTACCCCAGTAACTCCTCCAGCTGGAGCGGAAGAAATACCGATTGTAGGAATGCTACTATATCCACCACCTCTATTTGTTATGGTGATTGTTCTAATTCCACCATCCACGACACTTGCGGTAGCAGTAGCAGTAGCACCTGCACCAATAAGTGTTAGTGTTTGAGTTATTCCCAAGATAGTAGATATTCCATCATCGGTTAATCCGTCAGATTGATTTCCTACTAAGTTGTCATCAATTTCACCAATTCCAGTTGCAATAATCTCATCTTCAAGTCTAAAGAGTTCACAATAAAGTTCATAAACATAAAGACTTTGTAGTTGATAATATGGTTTAGCGCGTTCAACTTCTTTTATTTCATATATTCTATCGTCAAGAGGAAACCAAACCAAATCTCCACTTTTAGGTCTCGTTGATAATTTAATATTTGCTTGATCTTCAATTAAAGGTGATATATAATTTTCAAATCTCTCTCTTGATATTGTAAGTCTTATTTCTTCTTTTGATTCAATTCCGAATTTTGATAGAAGGTTCCCTGCTCCTTCATATTGATCAAAATTATTGACATATGCTTCAAGTGGAAGTGCCATGTCAAATTTAGATTGAACAACTTCCCTAATAATAGTATTTTCTGTCAAATATTTTCTTGGTAGATAGAAGATATCTACCCCATACATCCTTAATTGCTCATTAATTAAATCTTGAACTAAGTTCTGTTCCCCCTTAGTTCCTTGAGTAAAAAATGGATTTAGCATGATATCATCCTATCATATCTAATGGTGGAAGTTCATATGTATTTGACATAACTTCTCTGATATTTTCCAATTCTTTTTCAGCATCATCATAAATCTGTCTTCCATTTAATTCAATTCCACCAGGAAGTTTTACTCCCTGAAACTTAATTAAATTTTGTCCCCATTGTCTTTTGATTAATGCAGTTAAGTATCTCTTTAAGAAAGAATCGTTCCAAACTCTAGAATAGTCATTTGGGTCAAGTAATCTGTAGCAATCAATAATAATATAATCATTCACTTGAACTGATCCCCAATCAATATCAAGATATAATCTATCTTGTCTTTGATTGAATCTTATTTGTTTTTCTGTTGTAAGTAAAAAGTCAATATCTTCCAAATATGTTTTAGTCATTGCATATGTCAACAGTTCAGTTGATCCCCAGTAGTAGATATCATTCAAGAACAACTGATACTTCACACTAAACATATTATTTGTCATGGTGTTTGAACCATCAAACTGATATATCTTACTGACCCCGATTACGGATGGTGGTACTTGAAGATAATTGCTATTTTCTTCAAATGAGAAAGTTACTGAAGATCCGTCAATTGTTGCTGAAGCAGTTGTCGTAACAATTCCAGCGGTCGCAGATCCTCCTCTTGATCTCCCTCTATCAATATCTGCTTGCGTAATTTTATATTTCAGATAGGTTTGAGTTACCCCATCAAAATGCCTTTCATGAAAATATTGCAGTGCATCATCAACCAGATCATCTACCTGCTCATCAGCAACGTTAATCTCAAGCACAGGAGCGCCGAGTTGCCTTTTACAATAGTTAATTAAATCTGTTCTACTTGCTGGTTGTGCCATTTATTCACAAGTTTCCTAAATGTATTTAGGGTGCGGATGAAACTGGATTGTAAACATATATGTTTCCATTTGCAAGAGTGTAGTAAGTTCCCCCCGCAGAAACTAAAATATCATATACATATCTTCCTTCTTTAGTTGCTCTGGTATCAGTAGAACCCAAAGAAATTTTCATTTTACCATCATACGCACTGGTAAATCCAACGGTAAATGTTGAAGTAATTCCAAGAGTAGCTCCAACAGCAACACTTTTAGACATTGCTGCTGATCCACTATATCCAGTTAAATCAAAGGCGGCACTTGAGGTTGTCTTTACGTTCAAGTTAACCACAAAATCCGATCCACCATACATCGTTAAATTTAAACCATATGGAACTCCCGAATCGGGATCAAAAGTAATGTTTTTAGTTGCCATCTGGAATACCTATTTCCCGTAGTGTTTCTTGCTGTTTATAAAAAAGTTTGCAGAATGATTTTGCAATCCTTTTCAAAGATTCTGTGTCATCACATTTATCTATCTCGGATGCCATTTGCGTATATGCAAAACTCTTTGATAGATTTGAAAGTTCAATTTTGTCAGGATCCATTTAGTAACTCCTTTAGTAATGACTTGATCTCATTTATATCACTCTTCATACTAGCAACTTCCTGTTCAATTGATTGTACCTTTTGATTCTTTTTAATTTTGGATTTGCGTGTTGAAAGATAATGTTGATATTCATAACCATTAACATTTACTACTGCATTGGTTTCAGGATCTCTTGCGAGATCCTTATTCCCTTCTAATTCATAAAAATCCATATCAAGCTAAAGCAATTACTCTAAGATCTTTGATTCTTGGAACATAACATTGTGTTTTAGATGTTAGGTTCAATTTAACTCTATAAGTTCTAAATGATGGGAGTTGATCAATTGTAAATACATATTCCCTGTAATCAGCTAACGATGAATCAAAAACAAACGAATTTGATTTTAAAACATAGTTATCTGATTCACCATTATTATTTTCTGGATCAATAATTTGACCTCTTGAATTCAAATTCAAATAACCTGGGAATGGTGTAAAGATTGGAGTAAGTCCAGCTTTGTTGTTAACTGAATAGAATGCTCTGATATCAGCATCAGAATTAACATGTGCAGCAAGTATGATTTTGATTGAAGATGCTGGATTTTCTAACACAATTTCTTTCGAAACGTATTGACATGCTGTAGGATCTTCTTCAATAGAATCAACTCTAGGATCTGTCGCATAGTTTTCAATCACATCATTTACCTTATTTGTGGTAACAATTGCACTGACTCTTTGCGAATCGATAACTGGAGTGAGTCTTGTATCAACAGTGTTAAGGAAAAGTCTCATGTTCATGGACTTAGATCCAGTAACATTTGTCAACCTTGCATCTTCGTTTATCTTAGATGCAATCATTCTTGGAGTGCTGAAATAATTTTTCTGGTTAATAACAATAGGTTCATATCCAGAGTCAAGATAAGGAACTTCTAATCCACTGAAACTCTTACTTGTAGTTGTTCTGATTTCAGCATTGATATTTGTTCCAGGAACAGTAAGATTTTGTACATTTGGGGTAATCAATTCAAAAGGCATATTCTGTGATGCTCTTACTTTAAATCCACCTGTGGATTTAGTGTCGTTTACATAAAGTTTTGGCCATCCTACATCAGTACTTCTATCTGTTCCAGTTGCAGAACTCATATCCAATTTAATCTTATAGGAATCAAAAGTAAATGGATTGGATTCTGTGACATCAGCAAGACTGTGCGTTTTGTTGATTCTATTCAAATTAATTCCACCAAGTTCATACTTATAAACTGGTGTTCCAATTGGATATGTTTTGGGATTTGATCCTCTAACAATATCTCCACCAATAGTATTTCCGGAAACATTTGTATATTCAATTATCTCTTCTCCAATGAGAAGATAACCAACATTAGTAGTTCCAACTCCAACATTTTCAAATGTTCCAAAAGTTCCACCAGCAGCAACTAAAATTCCACTAGTGGAATCTGCTGGATATGCTGCAGCAAGAGTGGTTGGTTTTATATCCGGAGTAATATTGGATATCTTAACTGAGTTTTCGGTGAAATACATTCCATGATTTTGATGATCTACAGAAATATGCAAACCATCAGATATTACATTGATAGAATCAATTTGAACATCTCCACCGAAAGCATTGTTTAGTGTTTGCGCTACACCAACACTATTATAATATTTTACTGTATTTGCAGATCCAACAATAAACTCTCCCTGAACGTTATCAAACACAAGTTCATTTGTGTGTCCAATTCCAGAGACAGTTAATCTTGCATTTCTTCCGATTGATGCAATGCCAATTGTAGTAATACCGAGAACGTCTCCAACCTGATAACCAGTGCCGCCAGTTACGACTGTTGCACCACCAGAAACAATGCTTCCGTTGGCAATACTAATATCTGCAGTAGCGCCTCTTCCATTTCCAGTAATAGTTACCAGATTTACTCCAGTAAAGGTATAAGTACCATCTGCAGGAGTATATCCAATTCCAGCATTGGATACGGAAAGGGATCCTGTTGCAGATCCAGCAGTTCCAACAAGATTGCCAGTTGCATTTGTTCCGTCTTGGAAGAAAGTATTTCCAATAACGTATCCAGAATCAGCAACAGTGGTTCCAAGACCAACTCTTACTTGTCTCGCTGTCAAGTTAATAGGATCTGGGAGTAACTTTGGTATTTGACCATTTCCTTCTGTAAGTTCTGGGTTGTAAAATTCAACCGTTCCATTTTGTACGAAATCTGCTCTATACAGAGTAAATTTCAAATCTTCCCACTGACTTGGTTCCCAAGTTGAAGCATTCTGAGACTTAAACAGAGATCCAAGATAAGGTTGGTTGGAAATAAATGTATCTGTTAACAGATCATTCTCACCAATTCTAGAGATGTAAACACTGTATTTGGTAGAGTTTGATGCCAAACAAATAGCATACTCCTTTCCACCCTCAAGGTAAACTGGTGCTTTAAATTTAATATTTGTTGCTATTGAACCATCTGCAGAAGTCAAGACTTCATCTGGATCAAGAACAATCTCAGAGAAAGGTAAAATCTTAGAAGTTGGTAAACCATTATCCATTGATCTCAGTTGGAAGACAACTGGAACATCCATGTCATCTTTTGTTCTGAAGAATACATCACAACTGGTCAAAAATACTCCAGTGTCATCTTCAACTAAGAAAGACTGTGCGAGAGGATCGTACCAGGTAATAATTGTCTGAGTTCTTTGTCTTTGTGAGACAACATCACTCTCTACAAGTTCCGTTCCAAGATTTCTATTAACGTTTCTGCTTTGGAATTCATTTTTAAGTTCAAGTCTAGCATTTCTAACAGAAATGATATTTTCTTGAAGAGTCTCTAAAGTTCCAGATGAGGTAAAGGACTCTTCTGCAATAGTAGTTGCCAGATCCTGATTATTATCTGGATCATTTGTAAGTGTAAATGTTTTTGTTCCAGCTTCAAATCTTGGGAAGTTGATATTATTTGGACTTGGAATAAAATAACTACCAATCAAGGTTGCAGAAATGTCAGATATTAATCTAACATCTGTAATGGTTGCTTGTGCTCCACTTGTAGTTCCGGTAAGGACCATTCCAGTAGAAACAAATCCAAAATAATCTCCTCTTGCTTGAGCTGCAAGAGAGAATGTATCTACGTTCAGAATATTTGATGTTGATGAATATGTACTAGATAATGGTCTATTTGTATATGGATTTTGCTGGAAAACCTTTGTTGGAGAGTCATATGGACCTTCTCTGTGGTTTGACTGAGCAACTCTAAAGGTAATCCTTGCAGAAGTCTCTGACAACTCTTCAGAAAGACCAGTTCTTAGCATTACGCCACGAACAGTTTCTCCAACCTGGAAAGTTCCAGATGTCATAGAGATTTCTAAAAGTTTTGGAACACAATATTTTGTAATATCAATTCCATCAAAGAAAGCATAGAGTCTAGTGAGAGGTTTAACTTTCTTAGATACAAACTCAACATTTCTAGATCTCATAAATGGAATGAGATCTCTACTAACAACTCTGTCTCCAATAGAAGTATTGTCAAATTGTTCAGTAATAATAGTTCTGACACCAGCTCTGTTTTGAATTCCAGACTGAGTTCTTGTTACAAATCTATCTTCAATAACTTGATCGGTTACTGTTCTTCTTTCCGTTCTTCTTCTAGCTCTTCCACCTGGACCTTGACGATGAATTGTATCTGGACCACCCTCAATAACTCTTGTTCTAGTAGTTTCTACTTCATTGACCCCAGCCCAATTAGTTTCCCAAGAATTCCAAACAATTGGACCAAATCCAGTCTGAGGATCAAGTCTTCCTGTAGCAACTAAATCGTTAAAGGTTTCTGTGTAGTTTCCTTCTTGTTGAATAATCTTTGCTTCAAGTCTAGTTGTATCAACCCAGTTATCTGAGGCTGGTGTTAATTCAAGTGTACCATTCCAAAAACTAATTAAGAAAGGTGTTACACTTTCAGTTCTAGTTGCAAATGCTTGAGTAATATATTCAACTTCAGCATAGTCTAATGTGATGACATCATTTTCTTTTCTTATATTATTGCCTTCAATGGTAGCAAAATTTAAATCTGTTGCTGGATCAGTATCTACTACTGGTCCAAGTATCATATCAACGGAATTGGTGTAATGTCTTGGTCTCAATTCATTAAACTTCCTATCAATTGAGTTTTGGATAAGAGATCCATCCTCTTGAGTTTGGAAGTCTGAGAAATTATCAACAAAGAAACCAGACTTAAATCTATTCAATCCATCATCATCGGTGATGAACATATTTGCTGTTTCTTTTTCTAATAAAGAAAGAGCAGTGTAATATTCAAGACTCTTAATTCTATCTTCCAGTTTCTTGATATCGCTCATACGATATCTCTTATATTCATTGAAAGAAAGTTTTGCGTCCTCTGGAGTATATAAGTATGGTGGAAGTTCTATCGTACAAATTTCAATTGCATCATCAATCGGATTTGGTCTTTGTGGATTGTCTGATGGAGTTCCATAAATTACCTGGAATCTTCCCTCTTTAGAAAGAAATACTCTATCAATTCTTCCTTGATAATATGAAATATCTGCGGTTATTGCTTCGTCCGAAGCAAGAATATTTGACGCAGATTGTCCAGAAGCATTGAAAGATCTCCCCAAGAATTCTAATGGAGATCTTCCACCTTCAGAAACCGTAAATTCAGAAACTCTTGGTCTAATATCAATAATATCAGAGTTTCTATACAAACTTATGTCTTTAATCTCTTTTGTATAATTAAACTGTTTATAAGATTCTACAGTAGTCACATCACCATCATCGGTGGTATCGTAATATGCACTTGAGAAGTAAATTTTAACCTGTTTTGTGGGAGCGGATGCTTTTGGAGTTCTTCTCAGTCTTCCATAATCATAGAAGGTTTCTTCTTGACCAGTCTTAAATGTATAATTTGGAGAAATATTAAAACTTGGAGTTTCTACTGTTGAAACTCTAGCAGTAATTCCAGACTCGGCAAAAGTTATAGTTTCACCTTGGTTGAAAACTGCTTCGTTCTTGTAAATATATGAAATTGTGTAATCATTTAAAATTTCAACAAGAATAGCAACAGCTCCACTATTTTGCCCTGTTAATACTTCTCCAATTAAAAGTCCAGAAGTAGTTGTTGAAGGACTATCAATTGATAGAAGTGTTGCTTTAGGTGCTGAAGGTGCTGAAGTGTTTGCAGACTCATAAATTCCATGAATTTCAATAATATCTGGAGAATTCAGAGAAAGAATTTCATCTTCTACTCTTGTTCCATATGGATAATTTCCATAGGTCAATCCATTATTGAGAGTAGTTGTACCAATTCCAGACCCTTCACGTCTAGACTTGTCAACAATAATAGATTTTACTCTATTTTTAATTTTTACTTTTGATTTTGGATTAGTTTTTCTGAGTGTTGCAATAAGAGTGGCACCATTATCATCCGATCCAAGATTTCTTATTTGTAAACTCTTAGCATCTCCACCAATTTCAAATTTATCAGCTGACAGAGGTTCTGTTGTTCCGTCAGATCTAATCAAAAGATATCTTTCATCATCAAAAGGCAAGAAGGTTTCATTATCACCTGCTTGTACTTGAGTGGTAAGTTGATTTGATGTGATACTGACATCAAAGGTTTTTCTAATTGTTAAAATTGATCCAGAAATATCTAAAGCAGATACATTTACATTTGGTAAAGGTGTGAATAGAGTATTGTCTGAAGATGCTGCTAAACTAGAAGTAAGAACTTTAAGGTCGGTTATTTCCAGTGTTGATGCTGGAAGATATCCACTGGCAATACCAGCAACCGTGGCAACACCTTCAACACTTATAGTTGTTGTGCCAACACTAACAACTCTCGCTAAAATTTGATCTCCAGAAAGTCCCGCAGTAGTATCAGTATATCTTACAAGGTCATTTTGCTTTACAATTGTTCCTGGGAACCTATCATTTGAACTTGTTATTACACTGACTCCACCCGAAGATGGGCTAACTGTTGCAATTCCAACATCAAACTTAACTGACTGAATTACGTTTGCGCTGAAAGTGTTAATTCCACTTACACCATCATTAGTTCCATAAACAGACTTTACATCAGAAATACTATTCTCTGTTACTGCGATAGCAATTCTTCCATTTTCTATTCCATTAAAGAACAGTTTTTCATTTTGAACAAAAGTGCCATTAGTTTCGTAAACTGTTACAGCAGTTCCAGCCGTAACTGGATATCTTAAGAAACCAGTTGCACCACTAGCACCACCTTTTACGAATGTTGGAACATTTAGGGTGTGGGCTTCGTTTAAAGCAATCTCTGTCGTTGTTTGTACATCAAAGAGAGCTAAGTCCCATTGATTAATGTTGCCATTAGATAGGTTATATGTTCCAGATTCTAATCTAAAATCATAAACTCTTGCCAATCCAATTTCTTTTCCTGGAGCAGTTTCGGAATTAACCCCTACTCTTTGGTTTCTTAAACTGATAGTATATGTGTTACCAACTCCAATTGTTGGTGCTCTGTAGACGCTATTAACCTTAAAAGTTGGTCCAGTATTATAGAGAATACTTTGATCTTTTAATGTTTTAGTTGTTCTTGGTTTATTTACATCAATATAAGTAGCATTAATGGATTCAATTTCATATCCCTTTACGTATGCTTTTCCTGGAGAGATTTTGTAAAGAGCAAGGTCAGCACTAGGAGTCTCTCCTCCAGGAGTAAACTGCCCAGAATTAAATATACCACCATTACCAACATTATCATTCAAAGAGTTGACAACTGATACGTCAAATGCTTTTACGTAATAATGTCCGGACTCATCAAAAGTCCTTCTTGCAAGCATGTCTCTGACATCTAGGTAACCTGGACCTCCTCCAAGATCACCTTTTCTATTGGTTGTAGTTTGGAGAACTCCATTAATTACTGTAGCAAGTAAAATAAAATTATCATCATTAAAATCATCAACAGGTTTTTTAAATAAACTTACACTAATTCTAAGTCTATCTGCACCAGGAGCGGCATAGTTATTATATCCTTGAGAATTGTCATTCAGAGTTTCGTCCAGATCTGCAGTAACAATCTCCTCATTTATAAACAATCCAACTCTATAACTGGGAGTATTTGTATATTGGTCAAGAATTAAAGTTTCTCTATTTACATTTACAAAGTTTCCACGAATGAAGTATATGCCACTTTCAATTTGAAACGAAGATCCTGTGGCAGCAGCGTCGGAAGCCAAAGTCGTTGCAAAAGGAGATCCTGCTGCAATAGTAGTATTTCCGAGTAATCCTGATGTAATTACCTGATCACAAGTAAGTGGTTCAGCATCAAGAAAAACTTGAGTTGAATTATTTGATGTACTAGAATTTAAATAATTTATGTATAGTGTTAAATTGCCTCTATCAGAGTCTTCTGCTAAAAGAATACTGTCAACAACAGCAGTTACTCCAGATCTTTGTCCAGTGATCCTTGTTCCTACCAACTGATCTACATACGCACTAACAGGAACACCCTGATAGTTGTTTTCTAACTGAATTGCGTAATATATCTGAGAATAACCAATATTTCCTGGAATAACCTTAGCACCTTCTTTGAAAAAGTGCTGACCAAATCTTTCAATTTGATTTTGCAGAATTGACTGTAAAGTAGTTAATTCTCTCGCCTGAACAGGATATCCAGGCTTAAACAATACTTTGTGGTAATCGTTAGCTGGATCAAAGTCGTCAAAATATGGCGCTACGTTGAGATTCGTTTGTTGAGGCATAATTCTTTAGAACTGCAAAATAACTTTTATGTCTTCCTTTTGGTTTGACGATCTGGTTATAGAAGGTCTGTTATCAACGTAAATAATATTACCAGAGTGTTTTTTGACCTCAGGATTGGCAATACCACTCGTAAAATTCTGACCAAGATAGTATGTTCTATTATTTATTACGGTGGATATACCTGAGAAAGTGGAATCAATACCCAAATTTGTTCCAGTTGAAGGAACAATCGTTAAACTTCCGCCAGAACTGGGGGTAGAAGTAAACCTTGTCAAAGTGAATCCATATGTTGGTTGAGTTTGTGCTGTTCCAACTGTATTGAATCCAGCAAGACTTCTATCTTGCCAGTACTTTAAAACTCCTGTGTTTTGATCATAACTTACGACTCTTCCAACTGCAGTTGTTCCAGTTGCAACTGTTTGAGTAAAATATGAGTCTGCTGTAAAAGTAGCGGTACTATAACCAGTTCCAACTAACTTAAGTGCGTATGTTGCTGCGGCTTTATCAGAATTTAGTAAAATTGATGATCCAAATTGCTCTGGATTCTCAACAACACCAATTCTAGATATTTGGTTGCCGGTAATAAAGTCTGGGTTTTCATTGTCATTTTCAATTCTAGAGTACATTAATACATTATAAGCACCAAGTTCTCTGTAAATGTCTGCACCATGTCCACCTTGAGGTGGAATAATCACATCAAAGGTAGGTCTAGTAGTTCCAGTTGGAACACCTCCACCGACCAAATCAACAGTACCAAAAGTATAACCAGACCCTTGATTTGAAACAGTAACAGAACTTACTTGTTGATTTCCGTCAATAACAATTGTACACTGTGCTCCACTTCCATCACCTTTAATTGGAACACCCGAGTATGCAGTGTTGGCAGTACCAAGACCAACTCCCCTATTTGTAATGGTTACGACTTTAATTCCACCATCAACAGCATTATCTCTAACTGCAGCCGTTTCAGTTGAAGTTTCCCAGTTTGGTGGAACTGGCATATACTGAGTTGACTCAAACTTAACTACGTCACTTGGTTTGATAGTATATAAGTACTTCCAAATATATCCATCGCCACTATTTCCTGCAGTTCTGGGTTCCAAGTCCGTAAAAGTTGGTTCATCCAAAGATGGTTTTCCAGATGGATTATCTGGATCTGTTCCATTTTGCAGACAAATATAGACCCTAAAGTCACTATTCAATACAAAATAATTTGCAAGGTAAAGAGAGGTTGATCCAGAAACAGATGCCGTATTGGATCTACTATAATCATGACGATACATGTCATATGAAGTTCCAGAAGACCAAACTCTTTTTGGAATTACTTGTTTTACGTCACTTGAATTGATTTTTTTCAAAGCGATCATTGTATCCCAATAATCGTTTTCCTGATCAAAACTATCTTTAGGTGATGGGGGATCATTGTCCCAGTCCGATTGGTAGTCGGTGGGGTTTGATAGTCCAACGAAAGAATAATATGAATTGTTTGTGCTGGTTACTCCAGCAACAAAATTTTTCGCATTTAATATTCTAACTTGGTCAGTTATAATGGCAGCCATTTGACGCAGTTTTTTCTTTATTTATTAGTGATTTAAAAGCATAATTTAGGTATATCCTTTGAACTTCAGGAAGTTTGATCTAACGACCATATCTGAAGTTGATATTCCAGAACCATTAGTAATTCCAATTCCAGATTGAGTATATGAATTGTAAGTATTTGTGTTGTTTCTTTCTGAAACATTCATTCTACCCCAACTGAACTTGCCAAATCCATAATCGGAAGTTGTGATTCCAGAATATCCGGAAGTAAATCCATCAACATTAACAAAAAGTCTCTTAACATTAGTGGATATTCCCAAAATACTGGTAGATAAAGTTTCTACACTAGAGACTTCATAAACATTATCTACGAATGATGTTCCAATTCCAACGGTTCCTCCCGATGAATTTAGAGAAGTTATTGTAGTTGATCCAAGACCAACATTAGAATCTCTAATAATGAAGTAGTCATTTGCTTGAATTGAACTTATTGTAACCGCAGTTCCAGCAATAGTAGAATTTCTCAGGAAAGAATCATAAGGAATATGAATATCAAATATTAACTGAGTTGTTCCCACGCCAACACTGGTAGATCCAAATCCAACGATAATTCCATTATCTCCATAATAATTATTAACACCGACTTCCTCCTCAGTATAAGCAGGTGGAGAAATTAAGACGACAGGTGGGTTTGTAAACGTATATCCAACTCCTGGACTTGTAATAGCAACTCCAGTTACAGTTCCCCCAGCACTAATAGTAACTGATCCAAAAGCACTTGTCGTGGTTGCAATACCAACAGTAGAACCAAAACTTACGGTAGCTGTAGAGTAACCAATTCCTCCGTCTGATATCACAACAGAAGAAATTGTCCCAAAACCAGAGACAACGGCAGTAGCAGCAGCACCACTCTTAACTTCTTGAGTAATAAATTTAATCTTATTCTGGAAGGTCAGATCAGCTGCCTCATTTTGAGTGTCAAATATCGGTCTTAATGTATCTACGTAAATTACTGTAGATCCAATTCCAACATTTTTAGTAAGATATGCGCTTGGATTGACTACAGGTTCATAAAGTTCTCTATCTTTACCTGTTGGAACTCCGTTAATGATTTTATCTTCAGTTTGTCTGCACCAGGTTACTGGTCTGGATAATGTTACGTCATTTGTATTTCCTGGTCCAAAATAAACATTAGTTTCTACGTTACCTGTAGAAAGAACAGAGAGAACACTTCTAACATCTTCCTCAAGAGAATATGGTTGCTCTCCTGGAATATGTTTAAGTTGAAGTGTGTCTCCTTTCTTGACTGTTTCAATAACATTTCTAAACAGAACATCACTATCCCCATTTCCTTTATAGAAAATGATCGTAATTTTATCTCCCAGTCTAGGAGCCTCTGTAAATGTTACTGAACTTCCTCCAGTGAAATTATATCCGACGCCTGGAACTTGAAGAACGTCGTTAACAAAAATAATAAGAACATCCTTAACATCAATTTTGGATCCTCTTGCTGCAATAATAGAAACTAGAGATCCGTCTTGTGCTAGTGGGAAATCTTTCCTACTACCATCAATAAACTCTTCAACATTGTCAAGTAATTGTAAAGTTCCTAAAGACCAACCAGAGAACTTATCATCAAATACTTCATCAATCGTTACTTGGAACTCATTTCCAGAGTAAGAAGATGTAGTTGGAATACCTGTCGTTCCACCAATAGCAACTGTTAATATTTCAGTATTTCCATATCCATATCCAGTATTTTTAATTTCAAAATCTATTACACTAGATCCTTGTCCAACAACAACGTCTATTGTTGCTTCAGTTCCAACACCAGAAACAGAAGAAGAACTGTAAATCAAACTTAAATCCGAATATGATAGTGGATCATCAAAAATAACTATAGGTGGATTTGTTGAAGTATATCCTGAACCTGGATTTGTAATAGCAACGCTAACAATATGACCACCACTTATCGCAGCAGTTCCAATAAATTCAATATTAGGTACTCCTGTGGATGAAGTTGCCACACCAACATTTACAGAAGTTTGAACTCCAGATCTATACCCAGAACCACTATTTCCAATACTAATAGATGTGATCGTTCCAAAACCAGAAACGATAGCCGTTCCACCAGCAGCAACTAGAGGTTGATATCCAAATCCTTCGGTTGAAGCAACGGAAACAATAATTCCTCCTTTGGGGAAACTTGAAATTCCAACATCAGGTCCAAGTGGAGATTGTGGTAAAGAACCCTGGAAAGTAATTGAAGTAATTCCAGTAGTTTCATTCAAAACATAATTTCCTCTGACAGTTGGAACTTGGAAAATATCATTTATCAGAACAATAGCGTTTTCATTAGTGATCCCACTAATATTTGCACCATTCTGTTTTAGTCCAAATTCTTTATCAGATCCATTGAACTGACTTGAAATATTATCAAAGATATAATTTTTAGAATATGAACTACTTGAACTATTTTCTATTCCAGATCTCATGAAAGATCTTCCTTGGAATGTAGAACTTGTTGTGATACCCAACCAGTCTCTATCATCAGGTGGATTTGTAGTAGATCCTATAGGAGTGTTTCCATATGGGGCTTCAGAGAAATTAAGAGTATTATCAACAATATTATAATTACCAGAAATCTTAGTAACAAGTGATCCTGTGGATGCGAATGCAACTTTAGTTCCCAACCACCCTCTACGAACTCTTATAGCATTTGTAGATCCAATTCCAATTCCTTCAATCTTCATTATTTCATCATTAACCTTGATAAGATCAGATCCAAAGAAAGAAGTAATGCCACTAAAATATGCTAGATCGTCAAATATCGTCAACTGGGTACTTATTCCAGTTGTCACTGATGTAGAAACAATTGGAGACTGAATCACATTATCAATTGCAACAATAACTTTTGCATTTTGATTTGTTGCAACAAATCTATGTGACGTTCCAATACCAACACTTTCAAGATCAACTACATCAGGTACACTCTTAAGAGCATTTAGAGCACTAGTGGCAATTTGAATGTTGTTATCGTCATATTTTACAGCATATAAATTGGAACCAGGTAAGAATGTTGTGTTGGATGCTCCAACAAAAGAAGTTGTTGCAATTCCAATTGCAGAGGTAGCAGTTCCAACATGGATATATTCAATTTTTTCACCACTTACAAAGAAATGGTTTGGAATTTTGATAGTGTTATTTTCTAAGTCGACAATATCAGAATTGTTTCCTTCAAAATATCTTTCAAAAATTTCATCATTTTTATGGGTTAATCCAAACGATCTAATGACTTCAGATTCCGTTCCAGTATACTGTCCAAACTGTCCACCAATGTAACCATTAGTGAAAGTTATTGCTGTTCCTAAAGTCGTGTCTTGAGTGAGGGTTATTGCATGTTTAAATACTGTTACTTCTGTATCAATGCTAGGTAATGGTACAAATGTCAGAGAAACTGTACCATTAACATCAATTTCGGATCCAAAAGTTCCAAGACCAACAGAAGTTTCAACATTACCAAACTCAACATCGTAAGTTTCGAAAGGTGTAACAGAATTAATATAATCATCTACAATGATTACCTCGGAAATTTGATATCTACCATTAGTAGTATCTGCTACTTGAACAATAAAGTATGCGGAATCGTAGTCGTTTCCATATTGAGAAACTGTTGTAATTCCTGGAGATCCAGAAGCAGAAATGCTAGTAACTCTTCCATCCAGTTCAGAATGCTGCAGTTCTACAGTTGAAATTCCAGAAGTAACACTAGAAAGTCCAACCTGGATCGTATTCACAAGAGAAGTTGTTCCAATACCAGCGGAAGGAACAAAATCAATTTTTAAGTTTGAACCATCAATGTACGGATAATATGTTCCAAGTCCAGAACCAACATAAGCATCAAATCCGTCCGTTGCCAATCTACCAAATTCCATCAATTCAACATTAGTTCCATCATGAACAACATTCAATTCAACCATTTCAAATTCATTGGTTTTAGAAATATCAGGATTAATGGTTGCAAGAACTTTTACAGAATTGTAGGTGTTTGCAATAGAAACAATCGTGGTTGATGATCCTGTTGGAACCTCAGTGCTACTAGTGTCTACTAAAACACCACTACCAAACGTAGTTGTTCCATTTCCAATTGTGGATATTCCACTTAAATTATATGAAAGTGTCGTTATGTTGTAATCGTTAATTGTGGATTTTGTTGGATAGAAAAGTAATTGACCTTCTGTTCCTGCAATGGAGAAATCAAACGATCCTTGATCATATTGAGTCTCAACCCTACCATATTGATTCAAGTAACCAGTTGATCCGTTATGAACCAAATCAACAATTAATAATTGTCTTTGCTGGGTATATCTCTTGTCCCTCACGTATGTAAAATACTTCTGAGATTTTATAGTAGTAAGATCAAATGTACCAACAACACTGAAAGGTGTTGCTCTTGGTTCGCTATTAAATTGACCACTAACATCATCAATAGAAAGAACTCTGTTTCCAAAGGATTCAAAATAATCTGTTAAAATTTTATTCTCAAAAATAATTTCGTCGGATAAAGTTCCAGAATTGAAATTATTTTCGATTGCTAGGTCAAAATCATGAACACAATGAAGACTTCCAAAGGTATCAACATCATTTACAACAGCAAAACTATTAAAAGTGCCATCAATAAGGTCAACGCTAGAAGGAATACTAACCTTCATTGTATTTTCGTTTGAAGACTCTAATTGATAATCCCCAAATTTTCTATATCCAAGAGTATGGTTGGTTGAAGAAACTACGTCATTCCAAGTATCATATGGAATGTCAGTTTTCAACGAATACGAGAACTTTTGATAATAGAAGTTATCCTGAATTCTCTGCAGGTTAAAATTCAATTCTCCAGAGTCATTTTGCCATCCCCTAATAACTTTGGATGACGCTCCAAAGTTAGCATAAGATTGGTAAAGATTTACCGACTCTATATTCCCCTTAACATTAGAAGCTTGTCCAACAATACTTTCTCCGACAGCAAAATTTTCATCAGAAGAAACTCTTAGAATTCCCAATACTGGATTCCAATCCTCAAGTTTTCCAGTTGCCGAATCTGAAACAATTGTTTCCCCAATAAAATAATTATTTAATTTTAGTTTCGCATCAAAAATCGGGAAATGTTTTTGTGGAGTTATTCTTCCGGAAGAATTAATGTGATCAAACTGTCCTGGGAACTCATCTTCATCAAAAAGACCAGTCATATTGAAAGTGACAGATCCAATTCCTCCAATATTTGGTTGTACTTCAGTCAACTCAAATAAATTATAACCATATCCATCAGAATTGTATCCTTTACCAGTAGACCCAATACCAATACTAACATTTTCAACTAAAACTTTATCTCCAACTGCAAATGGGAACTTATTATCTCCATTATCAAACAGACCTCTAGACGACACCGATAAAGTAACGATAACGTCCTTTGTTGATGGGAAGTATTCAATTGTACTAATTCCAACTCCAGAATCAGATTTAGTTGGAATTATAGTTGGGGTTATGTTACTGATTCCATTAGTATTTTTAAGAATCTCAACATTGGAATCATTAAGCCTCATTCTTAAATCTACATCATCAATAACTTCACTAGTTTTTGCATCAATTACTACTAATTTTGGTGCAATAGAATATCCTCTACCAAAAGAGGTTATCCCAATAGAATCAAATGAAGCTAGAGTTTCAATCTTGATTGTTTGTGGGAAAATAACTGTTGGATTTAAAGTTATATCGGATGGCAAATTAAACCCAATATCGGATATAGATGCGGATTTTAAACGACCAATACTAGTACTGGACGCATCTAAAATTGCGCCAGATCCCGCAAGAGTTCTTATGGTTGTTATTCCTGGTAAAGAATAATAATTTTTTCCAGGATTAATAACTTCTACTTTAGAAATAGGACCATATGTACCTACACTATCGGTATCATATAAAATTTCAGATGTGCTGGAAGCATATGATACGCTCTCTGGTCTTTTCTTTAAAGTGTATGTGAAAGTACTTGCAGTCCCAACAGTAATAATATGGTTTCCGTTATACAGACTTTCTTCAAATGATAATTGATTTGCAGAGATTACATCAGTATCTAAGGTTATCTCCGATTTTACACTAGGTACTTCTTCATCATATATTAGATCTAAATTGTAATAGAGTTCTTCTGGTATGTTTTCATCTACAGTTAAGACAGATCTTCCTCCAGGAGATCCTACCTGACCAAACTTAGAATATTCAAAAACAATACTGCTTTCAGACTTATTCCAAATTTGTGTCAAATTTTTGTCTTTATACAGATTTAAATCAAAAGCAGGATAATCTGATCCAAGAATAGTATATCCAAGAGAAGAATCTGAAAGATCAAATGTGACAGTAGAGTTTTTATATAAAGTTATTGGTGGATTTATTGGACTTAGAACTCCACCACTACCTCCAGTGCTAGCAATTCCAACTGTTACTGGAATTTCTCTAACCGCATCAAAATAGGTATTTGATAATTTTATCCTATTATCATCCACTATTGACACATAATAAATGTTGTTATTGGTTAACCCATCAGAAACTTCTGTAGCAGTGTAAACTACTTTTTCTCCGCCCTTAAATCCGTGTGAAGAAATTGTAATTGCACCTGTAGACGTATTGATTCCAGTAGAAGAGAATCCTAATGGATTGATCAAAATTTTCTTGTTATAATCATCATATTTTACAGTTATGGTTTTGCTAGATTTTGGATTTACTGATAAAGAAATTTTATCTCCAGATTTTAATCCATGAGTAGATGCAGTAGACACAGTAACAGTGTCTTTATCCAATCTACCAGTTATAACTGTATGATTAGTTCTAAAGCTATGAGTATCTCCAATTCCGACTCCTCTTATATAAAGAGTTGATGAGTTTCTGTGGGTGGATGCGATTCCAACGAACGTTCCAGTTGTCCCCAGTCCAACTCTTACCGTTGCAATTCCAATTAAATCGTCATCAATTTTGGCAACAAATAAATTTTGACCGTCAGTAAGAGTTGTGCCAATACCAACATTGGTTTCATCTTGAACATATAATCCAGTTCCACCAAATCCGAAAGAATATGTTAATAAATCTCCAGTCTTAAGATTGTGATTTTTAATATAGATTGATTTTGTTGGAATAAATTTTTGTGTTATTCCTGTGCCTGGATTTGAGAAATATATTGTGGTTCCAATACCAACTCCAGAAGTAGTTCCAACTCCAACAGACTCAACTGGATTGAAGTAGATCTGTTTGTTTACTCTAAAACTATAATCTGTTCCATATCCAGAATTTACAAATAATTTTCTAGGATCTTCATAAAGATATTTTCCGATAGTATGTGAAGTTGAAACAGTTCCATCAACAGATCTTAAGACTCTAAGCCTTGAAGACGAGTAGTCTACGTTTAGAACTTTAATTCTTTCAGTTCCAATAGAGAAGATATCATTTTCTCTAGTCTGAGAAATATCGCCAACAACGCTAAAATATGTAACCAATCCAGTAACACCATCAGTACCAATTGCTACACCAGTAGTTCCAACTCCAGCAATAGAGAGTCTATTTGAAGAAATTCCTACAGAATAAGAACCTTCAATTTTGGTTGCAGTTGTGGATAATCCAGAAATTCTTACTATGTCCGAATTATTAAATTTATTTGGAGAATCGCTGTATATTCTATAAAGACCCTTTTGCTTTTCTGGATAAATTTCTACATTTTCAATGGTACTAGAAGCAACACTAATGTTAGTTACAGATTTTCCTTTTATTCTACTAACTTTAGCATATGCGCTATCACCACCAGTTCCATCATTATTAAATACCAAACGATCCCCAATTCTATAATTAACTCCAGAAGTTACAATTCCAATACTATCAACCGTTCCTGGATAAGCAGCATTAATGTTTACTTTCTGATTTAGTCTATTTGGAATAAAAATGTAAGGATACTCAGAACTACCTTCAATAAGATTTAATGGCTCCGTATTTCTATGGAGATCTCCATACTCAAATGGATAAGAATCTTGATTTGATGATCCTAAGAAGTTAAACTCTTCAGGTGAAGAATAATAATTGTCACCAATAATATATGGAAAAACAGGTCTTCTATATCTTTCAAAAGTTCCTGAAGAATCTGAATTCAAATTATTAATTGTCATGAAATATGCATAAGTTCCTTCAGGATATTCTGGAGTAACACAGAATCTTCCATTGTTTTCGTCAAGAACAGTTTGATCAGATACTTTTTTGTGAGAGTAATCTTCAACAAAGAATCCTTCTGGGAAAATTGAAGTTGGTGGTCTACCTGGTTTTAAATCTAGAGAGTATCCAGATTTCATCTGCCCAATAACACCACCACTCTTAGTTACGTAACTGTATGGTCCGTAAATTGGATGACCGTCATATGCAAATCCCAATATTGGTGAGTGTTGTGATGATGGTTGCTCAATACCATTTACTTTGAGTAGATCACTTTGCCCATATAGAATTTTTCCTTCTTGATCAACGGAATATGTGCTTTCTCTCAGAACTCTTGGAGCATACAAATGTGCATACTGGAGTTCATTTGATCCAGAAACCACGACTCCATCATCTTTACCAAAATATTGATAATTTTTTTCAAAGAGATTAACTCTCCAAGTTTTAATGTTTGCATGAAATACTGGCTGTTGCTCAGCGTCAAATGGAGTTACAACATCAATAGTAGTATCGTATTCAGAATATCCCGCTCCAGGTTCAAGAACTCTTACTTCAGACAAACTTTCATTTTCAATGATAGGAATTAAAACTGCACCAACACCAGTTCCATTAATAGATAAATCTGGAGTTGAAACGTAGTTTGATCCTCTATTTAAAACAATTACTTCAAGAATTCTTCCGTTAACTATAATTGGTTTTACCTGTGCATTTTTTCCGCTACTAATTGTAATTTGAGGTTGATGATCGTAATTTAATATTTCGGAAGATCCGTATCCAACTCCACCATTTTCTAAGTGAATTGAAGAAGTTGTTCCTCTTACAATTGGTTGAACAACTGCTTTAAAGGTTTCAGTTCCTATGGAGGATATACCAACTTCACCAACGAGAGTTGCAGTTATCTCTGGATAATTAAAGATATGAGTTCCTACTCCAACAGAGTCAAAATTGACATATTGATTTGTTCTATAATAAAATTCTGTATCCGAACTTATTCCAACTAAAGAAAGTTTGAATGAATCGTTATCAATTTTAGTTACGTAATATTCTGTATTAGTTGTAAGACCCGAAACTGGTGTTCCAACACAATTATATGTAACTTTTTCTCCACTATTATAATCGTGATTTTTTATTGTGACTGTATTTGATGATGTATTAATTCCAGTTGTCTGAGAGGTTCTCTTTTTATTTTCATACCCAAATCCACCGGTAACGATGTTTACTGAGTAAACTACAGCTTTCTTATTTACAGACTGAAGTTCATGTTTTCCAACTCCAAAATTAGTAAGAAAAACCGTGTTGATTCCCGTGATAGCATCAAATTGCGTTGGATGTAATCTGACTGTTGTATCGTCAATTACGGAAACAAAATAAGACGAGTTTGTTGTAAGACCAGCAATTCCTTGCTGACCTCTAGTTTTATAGAATACCGCTTCAGCATTTCTAAATTTGTGATATGTAGAAAAACCAATTCTAGATTCATTCGCAGATGTTCCAAGAACAACTTTCGCAGATACTAAATCTGCAAAGAATTCTGGAGAATGGTCAATATACTTCAGATTAACTTGTCCAATGGCTCCTTGACCATTTCCACCATCTATCTTCAAAGTTGGTGATGTAAGATAGTCAAATCCAGGATCTAATACTCTAACCTCTCTTACGGATCCGGAAACAGCAACATACCCGGTTGCACCTGACCCAACAGTGCTACTAACAATCAAATTTGGTGGATTTATGACATCAACATTCTCTGTTGGTGATAAAATATCAACCTTTTCAATCTCTCCATATCTTATAACATCTTCCGACTTATAGTTTAAAATTTCTACGCCATTTAACAACATTCCAGTGAATCCTGGTTTTGTTTTTGATACGGATCCACTAGATTTTGGAGAAGAAATTTTTCTTAGAATTTTCTGTGGTTTTAGAGTTTTGTTAAAAAACTTAAATGGTTTTATTGAACTATCAGTTACAGTGGTTTCTGTATCTACACTAATAAAATTGGAGTTAAAAATATCATCTCTACTCTTAGCAAATTTTACAGAAAATCCATCTATTCTGTAAATGAAATATAATCCATCATCAAATAATCCAGTATCACTAACCCTCCTTGTTTCAATAGCACCACTATCATTAATAAACTGCTGATCAAATTTTCTTGCCTCATAATAAACAGAGTCGCCAGTATAGAGTCCGTGATCAAATCCAGGTGATATTTCAAAAATACTACCAGCAAAAGTTCCAGAGAACTTAAATTCTCTTGGATTAACTTGAATTGGTTGAGAATTATAATTTGGGATAGATGGTGATGCAACTATGTAATCACCATCATTATTCTTATACAGATTATCAACATCAGTCGAGAAAGATTGGATTTCTGGAAAAGTTGTAGAAGATCCTTTTTGTATTTTTCTTTGAATTTTTAATACAGTATTCTCATCAAGAATTCCTTGTCCACGTACAGTAAATACTTTTTCACTAAGAATGCTTGAGATATTAGTTAATTTTTTAGTTCCGTTGGATAAAATTATTTCTGCAGTATTTCCT